TGGCTGTTGCGGATATCGACCAACTTTACGATAAGTTTGAGGAATTCTATGAGAAGTACCCAGACAAACAGAGGAAGGTCGTCGCCCATCGTGGTCGAGGTAAGGACAAACGGGCTAAGGTTAAAATGCCTGACTCGTTGGCAATGTCGCGGACTCATGGTGGAGGTGGTAAGAATGAAGCTGAACCATCGCTCACTATAAAGAAACAATTCTTTGATGAACAACCTAAGTACGTTCAAGAACGTTTGGAGGCGAGTGGAGAGTGGGTCGAAATCGAAAAGGAAAAAGCCTTTACTTTTAGTTTAGGAATTTTTTCTTGGGAATGGAGAACCATCTTGTCCCGCCCCTTTGTTGTCAAAGACGAATTAGAGTCAAAGTCTCGATTCAAGGCTATCTCTGATGCGGATGAGAAACACCTTCGTGGTGCTGCTTATCCAATTTACATTGATGGCCAAGTTTTGGGAACTAGCTTTAAAATAAAGTCTCCTACAATTGGAGCGATTCTCGTGTGTAATAAACACCATGGGGATTATGAGGGTTTTATCGAGGACTCGAAATTAGACCCCCCGAAGAGGGTGGCACTTTCAAAGCCCATGAAATTTGTCCCTGGACAGAAAACAAAGAACTGGACCTACGTAGATGGATACGACTTTATGTGGATCGATGTTACCGCAACTGGATTTTCCGGAAAGGCGGCCACAATTGGCAAATACTCTAACACTGGAGTTATGTCGATGTTTGGCTACCAGCCGGGAAAGATAGGAGCGTTGGCAGGAACGATTAAGGTTGGTGAGTGGTTTAAGAACGTTGGACAAACATCTCTCGATGGACGAAGGGTTTACCATAATATGGAAACCGCTAACGGAAATTGTGGAGGAGGTTTGTTTACCAACATTGACGGAGTTTTAAGGATGGAAGCAATCCATAATGGCACTGTTGGACCTGGAAGAGGTCTGAATAACTATGCTGTTTTGGTTCCGCCAGAGCTTTTTGAGGAGCAGAATGGAGTCGAGCAAGGAATTCCTGCGTTTGTATATAGCGCGGAGTTACCCAAGGTTACATTACGTAGCCCCGAAGTAGTCCCCGGATTTGATCATATTAGATCCGTTGGATACATCGAGTACCAATCTAAGCTTCCCCCGGTGGCTGGAATAAGCATTCATAAACATCAGTTTTTTAATGATTTTCCTGCTGCTGGACAGAAGTACTTTGGCACCAAACCCCTCTGGGGAGGTGTTAATCCAGACTCAGTTAACGTTGCAAAGACGCTGAAGAAGTATGACAACCCCGTTCATGACGAGTTTCGAAGGGATCCCCTTTGGAACGTTGCGTGCGCGATTGTCAAGAAAAACTTTGGTGTTGTTTTTAACCAACCACCAATCACATATGAAGCGGCATTGCACTATGTGGTTAAGGATAAGGCGCCCGGATGGCCATGGAGTCAGATCGGGTGTCGCACGAAAGGAGATGCTATGGAGCACCCACAATTCAGGGAACGTGTTGATGATCTTGAGCTTGTACATATTTACAAGGCCTCCCCTAAGAAGGAGTGGAAAGAGATCGCTGACATTTTGCCCCCAAATAACAAGATACGAACCTTTATTATTGAGCCAGTAGATTCGATGGTGAGTAAGAAAATACTTTACCACAATCAAAACGAGGCCATTAAGAATACTTGGGTTAGTGCCTACGGAATGAATCCCTTTAAAGGGGGTTTTAATACGTTGGGAACGAAGCTCTTGTCTGGTTACGCGATTGATTCGGGGGATGTAGTCGGTTATGACCGAAAACTACCTTGTATGTCGGAGGTCTACGATGCAAGAAATGAAGGAATTGAAGAGGCAGGAGCCTCAGAAGAGAATATGGCACGAGCTGAAAGTCAGAAGCAAAGCATGATGACTGTTCACGTTCTAATGCCGGATGGGACCATTATGGAGATCAAGATGATTAATCCTAGTGGCTCAAATAATACCACACCAGACAACATTATCTCTGGAGCTATGATGCACACCTTTAAGTATTTGAAGGCTGCAGAGCAAGGAGGTCACGTCACTGTGGTCAAAGGTGTTCCCAAAATCAGCAAAAAAGTGCTGGACTGGTTGAATACAGATTTTATGGTACTATTCGGAGACGATTATGTTACCTCGGTAATTAAAGAATGTGAGGCCGCACTCGATAAGGAGTGGGTTGATCATTTCTGGAAGTTCTATTTCAATTATGAAATTAGGGACTTTAGAAGTGGATTAGCTACTCCTGAAGAGTTGACCAAACACAAATTTATCGGGGCTCATTTTTATGATTACTCTGGAGTGTGGATTCCCAAGTTCGATTCGGCGCGTCTCAAAGACGCGTTCGCGAATAATATCGATACACTTGAGGATGACGCTTTACTAAATAAACTGTACGCTCTATCGGTTCTCGCCTTTGCTGACGAAGAATTGTTCACCCATATGGTCGTAGCCTACAAGGAAGTTCTGCGTAAGCACCATGGTTCGGTTGATCCGACCTTTAAAGGTGCCATCCGCAGAGGACCGCCTAGCGTTAATTCGGTGGCGGCTTTCTATACGGGCCTGGAATCATCCGTTTTTGACACTCTGCCCTTTTTTCAGGGTGTCGCGGAGGTAGGAAGGAAGAAAATTGATAATTTTCAGGCGTCTACGATGAATGGAAGCAAAACGAAAGGGAATGCCCCTAAAGGACAAGTCGCGGCAAACGCCGCCAAAGCTCGAAAAATCGCTGCAATCGCTCAAGCAGTTCATGTTAAGTCAGGAACTAGCGGAGGAGGGGGATTTAGACCGCCTGTTGCTCACGTTAACTCAAGCCTTAAGCCGCTCGGAAGGAGCGGATATGACGGTGGAAGAACACAAGGAGGAACAGGGATGGTTAGATTGGGGAATGGAATTGCTAGGAAAAGCAGCACCAATGTTAATAAAGTTGGCGCCGGAAATCCTGGCTCTTTTGTAACCAAGAAGAAGTCCTCTACTGGATCCCTCGGGATTCAGAAGTCCACCTTAGTGGGCGAAGATGGCGATGTCATCGCTAAGTTTGACACTTTTAATCACCCGTCGAGGGCGTCTGCCTATTCTAAGGCGATGCCTAAGTTGCAGGTTAAACCGTTGTCGTTCCCAACTCAGTCAAATGTGTTGAGAACAAAGCATTCCGCTCATGAGGAACACCATTTCACCGATAAGGATGGTCAGCACGTGCGCGCTCTCGGGCGCGTGTGGGTTGGCAATGTTTCTATTGGAATGGGAACCGTAGGAGCGACAGTCAATGCTGGAGATAGGCTTGCGCCTACTCCTATGATGCTGGACCCTGACGGGCTCGGTGGAAGATTGACTTTGCTTGGACAACAGTTTGCTCAGCATAAAGCGAACGAGTGCCGAATGATGTTCCATCCTGTAATCAACCCTAGGAATGATCCTGGAGGAGTTGCGGGTGGTTCACCTGAATTTGGTGCTATCGCTTTTTACTTTGACGATGATGTCGGTAATGAGGATATCGTTACTGGCGACAAGTGTTACGCAAGCGCAACAATGCGCGAGAATTTCGTGGAAGAACAATGTTGGAATCCGTGCTCTATGAGTATCAACCCGCAGAATTTGAATAAAAGCTATTCAAACAATTCGGATGGTGGAGCGTATGTTGAGGTTCAAGGAAAGGTTGTGTGCATCGCTGCTACAACCATGACTGCCCCGACTACCTCTGTCACTTTTGGAGCCGTTTTCATCGAGTATGACATGGAGTTCTTTTCTCAAACGATGAATTTCGAGGTGGCGTTGCCACAGAGTTACCAAATAACTCACACTTTAACTGCTGTTGCACCCGTATTAGGGTCTGCCTGCGTTATGCAGCTATCGAGCGCTGGAACCGTTATAACAATAATGGACAAACAGCCCACGGTGGACGATCAGATCTTTGTCGGAACTGTAGTTAAAAACACTATGAACGTTGGTTACAGCGTCATGACCCCCAATGACCAACAGGCCAGGAATCTTACTTCTGGAGCCGAGATTTATTTGAGAGTGGCGAACCTCACTGGTTCGACCAACTGGACTAATGGAACTATTAAGTTTTATATGTTCAGCACTCTTGAATCTTGTCTTGACTTCACTGAGAACATAGTGACCCAAGCCGATGTTGTTGATGGTCAGTATATCTTCGCTTCGGCGACGGCTATGACTGGTAACCTCTTTATTCAAGTGCGATCTCGCAACGTTTAAAGTGACTTGTAAATATTTTTAAATAGATTTTTAATACCTTAAAAATTTTAGTGCGCGCAAAAACCGAAAGGAATGCTTAGACTGGCGCATGGTTAACCGTTG